GATCCACAAGAGGTCAAACAGGCAGAAGACCACGCTTACCCAGCTAAACTTGCTCGTCAGGCTGCTTTTGTGCTTGCACAAGAACTTGACCAAAACGTGCTACAAGCTGGTGTAACTAACGCAAACAACACTATTGCTGGAGGTTCACTTTCAGCTTCTACCATTTACACTAAGATGACTGATGCTATGGCTTCTTTACAGCGTTCTAACGCTGCTGACGGGCCAATGTTCGCTGTTCTTGATCCAGAACGTGTCGCACTACTAGCTCAATCTGAAGTAGCTAATGGTTTTAACCTAGCTGACGCTGCTCTAAGAAATGGTTTCGTAGGAGATTCTCAAGCTGGATTCAAGGTGTTTAACTCAAACAACCTTCCAACTTCAGTAACTCTTACTATTGCTACTAATCCTACTGCTGATGACACTATGACAATCGCTGGTGTAACTTGGACTTTCAAGGCTGTACCTGCTGCTGCTGGTGAAATTGACATTGGTGCTAGTGCCGCTGCTACTCAGACTGACGTACGTGACGCTCTTAATGGAACTGGTACACCTAGTGCTACCTCTTACATTGAGATTTCTGTTGATAACCGACGTAAATATCAGAACATTCAGCTAAGTTGTGCAGCTTTCGCTGCTAACGCTGCTGTTATCACTGCTTATGGTAAGCAAGGTAACACTGAAACCTTTACTGATGGTTCTGACGGATTTGGAACTGAGACTGGAAACCTTGTCTTCGGACGAATTGGAGCCATCTCTGTTGCTCGTCAGATGAGTCCTCAACTTTACATCAAACCTCTAGCTGCTCAGCTTGGTGATAACTACATCACGCATCAACTTTATGGTTCTGCTGTATTTAGTAGAGACGCAGATCGTCTAGTGAATATGACACTTAACATTTAAGTAAAGCGCCAGGGGTCGCTTAAAACCCCTACTTTAATTCGAGTACCTAGTAAGAGGGGATATGTCTTACAAATTACACTGGACTCATAACTTATAATTTTATGCCTAAAAATCCTTTATACGCTGATAAAGTTGTACTAAAGAATGGTGGTGTTATCGAAACCGAAGCAGGGACTGATATTGTCGCTGTAAGTGCTGCTGGTGCTGTTACCTTAACTGGTACGGAAGACATTGATGTAGGAGAAATTGACCTTACCGATGGAAACTTCATGGTAGGTAATGGCTCTGGTGAAGCTGCTGACGTTTCTATGTCAGGAGACGCTTCACTTGCTAACACTGGTGCTGTAACTGTTACTGGAGCTAATGCTGCATTTAACGTAGGTACTAATCTCACCATGACCAAGGAGGTAAACCACACTATCAATGTAGTCGATACAACGACTGCTGCGACTGCTGGTGGAAATCTAACAGTCACAGGTGCGGCTGGTTCTACAACTGGTGCTGGTGGGCCTATTGCGGCTACTGCTGGTGCTGGTGGTAATAACACTGGCGGTGGTACTGGCGGTGCTGGAGGAGCTTCCTCTTTGACTGCTGGTGCAGGTGGAACCGAAGATACTGGAACAGGTGGCGCAGGTGGGGCTTCAAGCCTAGTCTCTGGTGTCGGTGGAGCTACCTCTGGTGCTGGAGGAGTCGGTGGAGCTGGTGGAGCAGTAAGTGTTACTGCAGCCGCTGGTGGAGCTGATTCTGAAGGTGCTTCTGGTACTGGTGGAGAAGGTGGGACTGTCTCACTTACTTCAGGTGCAGGTGGTGCAGGTAACACGACTGGTGTTGCTGGTGCTATCCGTCTTGATAGTGGTGTTATTGCTAGAAAGCAAGGTGCTCCTGCTGCCCTTACGACTACAGCTACACTTACCGCAGCTCAAATGCTCGGTGGTATGGTAACTGCTAGTCAAGGTGCTTCTGGTGCTGCTACTTACACCACACTTACTGGTACACAGCTTGACGCTGCTTTGCCTTCAACCTTTGCTGTAGACGACTCATTCGACCTAAGCATTATTAATATTTCAACAGATGCTGCTGAAGATGTCACCCTTGCGGTTGACACTGGTATCACTGCTGTAGGTAATCTTGATGTACAGTCAAATGACGCTGCCACTTCAAAGTCAGCTGGTCTATTCCGATTCAGGAAGACTGCTGCAAATACTTTCGTAGTATATCGAATAGGATAGTAAATTCGGGTAGGTAGCCTTTATGGGCTACCCCCTGAGCGTACTAATAACTGCTATATGGTATCTGTCCCACCAGAGGATGTCTCTGACACTAAAATAACCGTTACTAGCACGGCAACTGCGTTATATGATCTTATAAATACCGCTTCTAGTAAGAAATCAGCTCAAAGATACTACGATGGACTATTCCTAGATGCTCTAATGATTCAACCTGAAGCAGATGTAAGAATCCTCTATAACGCTGATCCTACTGCCTCTCTAGGTGAATTACTCTCAGCTGGAGTGAAATACTACCTTCCAAACATAGAACCATTTGGAATGAGACTAATACGTGTAGGAGGGAGCGATGCAAGTGTAAATCTAGCCTTCTACCGAGCTGAAAGAGGTGAGAGTCCAACTGCCGTAGCGTTCGATGTAACTGTAGAGGCAACCTTAACTTCAAGCGATGTTACTTACACAAGCAATATAGCCACGGATTCAGGAGATGCAAATATCGAATACATTGGTAAAGCTGTACCTGGAACCGCTACCTCAGCAGCAAGCTGGCAGATTAGAAAACTTGATTCAACTACTGGAACAGTAATGACTTGGGCTGACGGAAATAACGACTTTGACAACATATGGGACAACCGAGAGTCACTAAGCTACTCATGATGAAACTTAAAGAAGAATTTAAAGACAAAATCAAAGGACACGCTGAAGCTGACTTTGAAATAATCGCTAAAGAAGCTAATCACAAAGAAACAAAAGAACACAGAGTACAGGTCAGATGTGCCTGTCACGGTAAAGATATGTGGACACTTAAACATTTTTTTGAATAATGGCTATAGCAACTTCCTCAATCACCACATGGAACAACGATGGGTCTGGGACTTGGGCAGAGCTAGGTTCTCAGAGTTCATCACAAAATACCAATGTATTCCTTACTTCAACTGGTAGTCGTGCCAAGAAAGTCTCAAACTCCACTAAAGGGTTTATGTATCAGATTAACGCCTCTGGGCAGGATATGTCAGCTCAGGTGGTCTGTATCAGATGGGCAACCTTGGCAGGTGTAGGCTCACTTGGGACTAGAACTTCAGGAGGAGTTTCATTGGCGATACAAGACACTTCAGGGAATGTCTCCTATTGGGATGTAGACGGAAACGACACCTACTCAGGAGGATGGAAAGTGACAGTGGTTGATATTGCCACAACACCCTCAAGAAATAATGGAACGGCTGCTACTAAAACAGCTATTGAATATGTAGGCATGGAATGGACAACCACAGCCACAGTAGGAGGTGGTGACCCGAACTGTTATATCGACCAAGTTCTATCGTGGCCTAACACAGGAGTGGTAGTAACAGGTAACTCAACCTCTACTTTGGCTGACTTTGTAGACACACTTGACTCTTCACAAGGAATCTGGGAAAGACGCTCAGGTAAGTTATTCTCTAGGGCAAAAATGGTACTTCAGCCAGACGCTAGTGATATGTCTGATACCGATGAAGACCTGACATTTGAAAACCCCGTATACGACGCTGGCTCTACGATTGACGCAACTTTATCTGAAATCGGTCTTACTTGTTCAGATACAGATAATGTCACTTTAACCCGTTGCACTATAACTTCAGCAGGGCCAGATGAAGCAGTGACGACTGACGCTAACAGAGAGTTTGACATCTCAAGTGCTACTGACTTTGACCTGACGACTTGTATTATAAAAGGATTCGATGGAACGGCTGCTGTTTCATTGGGAGGAACAGGTCAGGCTATTACAGGAGTAACCTTTCAGGATAACGCACAGGTAACAGACACAGGAGCGGTAATAAGGGATTGTACGTTCAGAAACTCAACCACCACCACAGGGTCTTATTTATGGGACAACACTAATACTGACCTACAAGACTCAGCTTTTGATGTGCCTTCAGGTGGACATGGAATAGAACATGACACGATTGAAAGCGTCTATACAGGCTCCTCAACCAACTCAGGAAGTGAAACTACTACCTTAGAGTCTTCAACCTCTGATTTCACAACAGGAACGCCTGTAGCTGTCGGAGAATACATATACAACGAAACAGACGGAAGTTACGGCAAGATTACTGTGATAACAGATAGCGACACACTTCAACATGAAGCCCTCCAAGGAGGAACTAACGATTACTGGACGAGTGGCGATGCCTTCTCAATTTCTCCTGCTCAGACTTATACCAACTTAACCTTTAGCGGTGCTGGCGACGATGTTAACAACACAGCTACAGGTAGCGATGGTCTAATCATCTCTAAAACAGGAACCTCAAACCCTACAACAGCAACAGGAAATGTTGCTTTAGTGGGAGCGGTGACTGTGAAAGTTACCGTAGTGGATAAGAACAACAACGGAGTAGGCACGGCCCAGACCTCAGTACATCTAAGTTCAGACGATTCAGAAGTCCTCAACGGGGACACAAACGGAAGCGGTGTTATAAGTGGTTCATTTACAGGCTCAACACCTGCCTCTTGTTATGTCCGTGTAAGGAAAGGCTCAGGAGGGACTAATTACACGCCCTTCTCTACAACAGGAACGATTCAAAGTTCAACGGGATTAGATGTAACCGTTGTCCTACAAGAAGATGTTATATCTACTACTTAATTTTATTTCTCTAACATAAAAAGTTATGTCAGATATGGAATATCAAAGGCTAAATGAGAGATGGAAGAATATGCATCAAAGATGCTATAACAAAAAAAGTCCAGATTTCCCCAGGTATGGATTGAGGGGGATAGAGGTAGGGGGTTGGGCAAATCTAGCAGAGTTTATGGAGTGGTCAATTCAGAATGGATTCAGAATAAATTTGACCCTTGAAAGAAAAGATAATAGTGGCCCATATTCTCCAGAAAATTGCAAATGGGCTACCAGAAAAGAACAGGCGAGGAACAGGAGAACGAACACGTTAGTAACTCTAAATGGCCAAACCAAGACTATGGCTGAATGGATTGAACTGAGTGGACTCAAGTCGAGCACAGTTCACCAAAGGTACCATGCTTATGGTTGGCCAATAGAGAAAGCTCTAAATTTTATTTCTTAAACCCAATACATTTTGAGTGATACCATACTCGGTGGTGATTGGACAGTGTACTACGAGGCAGATAACCGCCAGAAGCGTCTCGCATACACGGGTTCAGGAACCACCTACACAGTCAACGCTGTTTACTCTGCTTTGCAGGACCAGTTTGACGAACTCAATCAGATGGATGATGGAACCGTTATGTCTGCTCAGACTCCGACTGAGTACACTATCGGTATCATTGACGCTGGTGATGATGACCCTTGGTTCATTGATGATACTTCTGCCGAATTTCTAACAGGTGGTGCTTTAAAATCCGCCTCATGGAAGCGTGACCTACCTGGTGACGGAACAGGTAACACAGGTATTATCAGAATGGATTACACCGAAACCACTCCTTTAATTGCGAGTGACATCGGTAAAACTATTGTAATGACCACAGACGGAGATACAGGAACAATTCTGGACTACAATGACCAGACAACCCCTAAGCAGCTATGGATTCGTCCTGCGGACAATACCCTAGCGAATGACTTTAATGACGCTCCTACAGCTAACGGAGCCTTTACCATTACAGGCGGTACTGGTGCAGGTACTCAGTTAAACGGAGCAGCAGGTTCAGGTGAATCCCTATGGGCTAACGTTTACTCGATTGGTACTATCGCTGCCAACACTCACCTATATGTTATTCAGAACGCTGCCAAGCTCACCGCTTACAAAGGCACTGATGACTGGTGGGGTGATGGACAGATTGACGTACTTATTAAAGTTAAAAGTGAAGACACCGAGATTGACGAAGCTGTTATTCAGGTATTTGGAAGACAATTCTCCAAGACTTATACCCACTTTGAGGTGGACTTAACGACTGGAGGACGAAATCCGATACCGCTTGCGGCTGGTGCTGACCTTAATAACAAAACAGGTTACAGACAGATTACCGCTACAGGTTCATCTGGTACTGGAACTTTTGATGTAGGTGATGTGATTGGTGATACCGACTCACTTGCCACAGCCACTAAACTTGGTGTGGTTACAAAGGTCGCAGGAACAGGTGGTACTCCGATTCTCGATTACTACCTTATAGGCGATTTAACTGACTGGACTGGCTCTGCCGCAGATGTTTATGACATCACAGGTGATGGGTACTGTACAGACGCTTCTGTGGCCTCAGTAGGCCCAGGTGCTTTAACAGGTATGTCTATCGCCCACGGCTCAGACGAAACTTTAGATATTAATGAAGACGGCACAACCGAGAACTACTCTATTGTTATAGATTGTTCTGATGAAACCGTTGCAGATATTTACGAATGGACGAAGTTTATTACCATGAGAGGTAAGACTGACACCGATTCAGATACTGATGGAATTGACGGAGAGCAGTATATCGGCTCTGATTACAAGGTCGTATACACCTCAATCACTGGTACAGTAGGAGAGGGTGTTGTAGTAACAGGAAAGACCTCGGGAGCAGTCGGAACAGTAGTCTCAGAAAACGCTACTGATAAGATTGTTATTCTTAGAAGCTCAAGAGGAACTTTCGTAAATGGTGAGAATATTTACCTTACAGATGGTGTTCACGAATATGTCAACTGTACCGTAAGTGTTATCACTCCTATCAACGCAGCTCCATTTGGAACCTTCGCTGGTGGAACCTTCTTCTGTGCTCCTGGTGTAGCTCTAATCAACGTACCTACAGCAGACGCTAATAAATTCCAACTAACGGATGACGATGGAAACGTAGTCACCGCACCTACCAAGGTTACAATCACGATTGGTAACACTCGTGCTCTTGATAGAATCGCAGTATTCAGACTTGATGCGGCAGGTGGTATTATCAAAAAAGACACCTACACAGGCACAGTTCAAAGTGCTGGTGCTACCACGCTTGTCGTAGCTGAATCAATCGCTGTAGATGAACCCACCAAGACTAACGCAGGTGTTGTTAGACTCGTAGGAGATGATGAGAACCTAGAGTATAGATTACCTTACTCAAGCTGGACTGGTTCAACATTCACACTAGCTTCAACTACAGGACTTACTATGGACGGTACAGGTTGCACGACAACCCACATTCAAGACACAGGAGCTTTTGCTACTGCTAAGGTAGGAGATTTGATTCGCAATACCACAGCAGGTGCTATCGGCTACATCACTAGCATTGATGACAATGACAACGCTAATACCACAGTAATCGCAGGGCAAACAAACTCAGATGCTTACGAGATTAACACCTTACCGATTGCCACGACTGCTGCTGATACTGTCTATGTACCATTTATCGACATTCACGAGACTACTGGAACTGCTGGTACTCCTGGTAATGAAACAGCTCAATTAACCTACTCTGCGGATATACCTGTGAAGGTAGTAGCTCGTCAGGCTGGTGATATTGTCCCTTACGCTACCGAGGCTACGATTGACTCATCAGGTCTTACGAATAATGTTATTAGAACAGCAGATACAATCTTCGTATAGTATTAACCCCCCTAAATAATGGATAAACTAAGACCTAAGAGGAAGAATCGCATTACTTTCGCAAAATCCTTAAACGGAGACAAGATTGTTTATATCGCCAGACGCAAAAGAAAGGTCTTCGCAAGAGCTGACTCTATGGAGGAGCTGATGAAAATGATTGATTCTAACCCCCCTGAAGATGTCAAAAAACCTTCTAAGAAATCTCGATCCAAAGAACCCACCATCGAGGAAGGAAGTTCTGAGGAACCCTCTAACACAGAAAATCTTGATTGAATACGACATTGATGCCCTCAGAGACGGAATCGAAAAAGCCAAGGATAATATCAGGACTTTCGAGGAAGCCATTGAGGGCGAGAACGAAACCATGAAAGAGTACCGCAGAATAATCTCGGTACTAGAGGAGAATCATAAACAATTAAACGATGGCAGTTAGAACAGATGTTACCTTTGATTTCAACTCATCACCAAGAATTATTACAGTGGCAGATACGTCCACTGAAATCTCTGTACAAGACCTTGTTGACACGATTAGAAACGAAGAAGCACTACCACAGAATCTTGGCTTTGATAAGCTCCTTAATGCGACAGGAAAAGACGACCTTGGTGACGGTGTATTCGTTGGAATCACCGCAAGCCTTAGAAACGCCAAATTAGCCTTCCAGGCTAGGGGTGGCCCCAGCTTCGTACAATGCGAGGTCTCAGGGGGCAATCTGGGGGCTGTAGACGCTAATGGAGACGCTATAGAGCCTATCCAGACCACCGCTTACACGCAGGTTCTAAGAACCAGTGCCGCCTCAGCTACACTGACAGATCAGGAAGAAATAAACAAAAAAATCAGACAAACCAATTTATTGACTAAATTAGCACTTTAATTACTTAATTTAATATAATGGCTTCATTCCCTATCTCACCCTCTAGTAAGTTCGCTGTAATCACACCTGCTGATGACACTGCATTAACTTGGAATGGTGAAAATATGTCCACTAAGGGCATTCTAGTCGCTGTTTCAGGCGACTTAGCAGTAACAGACGAGGCAGATAACACTGTTATCATCCCTTCAGTAGCTGCTGGTGTTATTCACCCTATTGAAACTAGCGAAATCCGTAATACCGCAACAACTGCAACAGGAATCTGTGCATTCTTCTAACCTTAAACTATGA